GTTTGTTGAGGCGCAGAGTGTGGATGTACCAAACGGCATCTCGGCTAAAGGCAAGACGGCGGACGATGCCACAGGTCGGAAAACATCTCCCGCTAAAGACGCGGGTAAGAAGGGCGCGACTGATGTAACTGAAGCGGAGGCTAAAAAGCCAACGAGTTTCTGGAAAGGCGGGTGGAACGCAATTACTGGATTCTTTGCCAGATGAGCATACTATACAAGATAGAACTGCAACCCGCAACTGCCGACCAGTGGCTTACGACGGAGCTTGATGGCAACCCGTACCGGTTGCGCGTGCTTTGGAACGAGCGGGGCGGATACTTTGCGCTGTCGCTGTACACGCTTGCTGATACTCCGATATTGCAGAACGTGAAGATGGTCAAGAACTACGAGCTGATACAGCGGTTTGCGGATTCGCGGCTGCCGACCGGCGGGATGTATTTTGTGCAGGAGAATGGTTCTGCCCTGCGCCCGTCGTTTGACGATCTTGCCACGACGCACTATCTGTACTACTTGCAGCCCGATGCTGAGGTTCAGCCTGTGCCGGTGCAGTTAACCGTGTCCGCTGATGCGCAAATAGGCTCAATCTGGGATTCCGGCCTGTCCACATGGGATAGCGGGTCCTCAACTTGGGATATGTGATGCTGTACGACCGTGTAGCATCTCTCGTCGTCGGGGTACAGGGCGGCAAAGGCAAAGAGTTTGCCGGGTTCCGGTTTGTGTTTTCGGTTGAAAAAGGCGCGTCAAAAAGCCCGAATAAATGTTCCGTTAAGCTCTGGAACCTTGCTGAAGCGACTCGGTCTGAAGTGTCGGTGATTGGGAACGTTTGCATCCTGAAGGCTGGGTATTCGCAGGACACGGGCGCAGTGCAGATATTCGCCGGTGATGTAATCCGCGCAGCTACCGTTCGAGAGGGCGCAGACTGGGTGACGGAGCTTGAGCTGATGGATGGGCTATCTGAGTTTCGTGACGGAAAAACATCTGTATCGTATGCGGCTGGCGTGTCTGGATTGCAGGTACTGCGGGGGATTGCACCGAAGTTCGGGCTGCCAGTAAGAAGCTATCCGGATGTGCAAGACCGCTCATACCCTGCCGGCTTCGCGTTTGTCGGGCGTGTGCGTGACGCGATGGACAAGGCTTGCAACTATCTTGGGCTCGAATGGAGCATCCAGCAGCGGGAAATACAGATTGTCAAGAAAGGCGGAGTGTTCCAGTTGCGAGCCGTCGTGTTGTCGCCGTCAACCGGTATGATTGATTCGCCGACGCTGGAGAGTAAAACGATGACAGAGAAGGCCGCCGCAAAAGAGGGATACACGAAGAAATCCGCAGGCGTGACGGAGACGTACCAGCGTGATGACGAGACTGGCGAAATAAACAAAGTCCTGCAAGTCAACGGGTTGACAGTGAAATCGCTGCTACAGCCGACGCTTGAGCCGGGCGGATATGTGCAAGTGAAATCAAAAAGCATCAATGGAGAGTTTTTCCGGATCGAGAGCTTGACGCATAGCGGCGATACGCACGGGACTGAATGGCACACAAACTTAACGCTGAGGTATATCTGATGGCGGAAAACTCTCCGGTTGATACACTGCTTGACCTTGTCAAGAGCCAGATGCTGGAAGTAAACACAGCTTTACCCGGCGAAATCGTGTCATACGCAGGTGGCATTGCAAGTGTCCGCCCGACGGTGCAGAAACGGTTCGCTGATGGCGCTGTGCTTGACTTCCCGACGATCCCGAATGTGCGGGTGTGCTGGCCTTCATTTTCCGGCGGTGTCGCGGGGATAAAAGGACCGGTAAAGCCTGGGGATAGATGCTTGCTTATCTTTAGCCAGCAAGCTGTTGATGGCACTGATGATAGGCGCATGCACGACTTGCAAGACGCTTATGCTGTGATGGTGGACCTTGGACGCGCTGAATCAAGCGATTCGCCGAATAATGCGGAAATGACGATGTATCACGGCCCTGCATCTATCCAGATAACTGCTGATGGCGCGATAAAGATAAACGCGCCTGCTGGTGTGACGATAACGACACCAAGCACGCTTAACACTGGCACACTTACGACCGAAGGTCTGCTAACGTATCTTGCCGGCATGATTGGAAAGAATACTGGCGGATCAGGGTCAACAGCAACGATAACCGGCCCGATTGACCATTCGGACGGAAACCTTACGAGCAACGGAATCGTCCTCCATACGCATGTACATTCAGGCGTGCAGACTGGCGGAGGTAACACGGGAACCCCGGTATGAGAGATTTATCTTTGACATTAGAGCATGATCTTGCACTCGCAGGGCTTGACTTACGGCTTATCGATGGAGCGGAGCAAGTCCGGCAGCAACTCCTTATCAAGCTGAAGCTCTGGAGGGGAGAGTGGTTTTTGGACACAGAGTTCGGTACACCGTACATGCAAAACATTCTCGGCAAGCAGCTCACTCTTTCCGGAGCCGTGCAGGCGATCAGGAAATCCATCCTTGAGGTTGATGGCGTGAATGCTATCACAAACTTCGCGTTTGACTTTAACCGGCAAGTGCGTACCTTGAGTGTAGAGTTTGAAGTATCAACGCCCTACGGGCTTATCGAGGTGACTGCATGAGCTTAACCGCCACAGGATTTATACGGCAGAGGCTTGCCGAGATTAAAGCTGACTACGACCAGCGTTTTACTGACGCGCTCGGCCCTGTCAACACGGCTCCGGATAGCGTGACCGGTCAGATGATCGGGATATTCTCCGCTGCGCTTGACGATGCCTACGAGATGTTGCAAGACCTGTACGACGCGATGTACCCTTCCACCGCAGAAGGCGTATCGCTGGATGGAGCTGTGTCGTTCGTCGGTCTACAGCGGCTTGATGCTACTGCGACAAAGGCTACGGTGATGCTCTACGGCGATGAATCGACGCTTGTTCCGTCTGGAGCGCTTATCCGCTCGCTTGATAACCGTCAGTACGCAACCACATCCGATACTGTTATATCGAGGTCAAATGCGGGTGATGCGGTGATTGCGATTGATACCGTCACCGTCGGCGGTGTGTATCAGGTTATCGCGGCAGGCGTGTCCCACACATACACCGCTGTATCTGGCGACGAAGCGTCCGATATTGTTGATGGTCTTGTTGCCGAGTTCGACTCCGCGACATTCCTTGCGGTCAACTCCGACGGAAAATTGCGCCTTCGTGCAGCTGACCAAGAAGCCTCATTTCCGCTGACATATAGCTCGTCAATGTCGCTTGACACGCTCGGATGCCCTGCCGTTGCCATCGGACTTGAAACTGGCGCTTATGCGGCTCCAGCAGGCGCATTGTCTCGCATTGATACAGCTGTATCGGGTTGGGACAGCGTAAGCAACCTGGTTGATGGAGCTATCGGCAGAGATGTTGAGTCCGACGAAGCGCTACGCAACCGGCACACATCTTCTGTCCGTGTGACAGGCGCAGCGACACTTATGGCTATCAAATCGAGGATGCTTGCGGAGGTTGACGCTATCGAGTACTGCCGCATTTACGAAAACCGTACAGACGAAACAGACGAGTTCAGCCTTCCTCCGCATTCTTTCGAGACGGTTGTGCAGGGTGCTTTAGATGCTGACATCGCCGCTAAAATATACGAGCTGAAACCCGCTGGGATTGAGACTTACGGCACGACGGTTACGACAACGCCAGACGATAATGGCGATGCGGTTACGATCAGCTTCTCTCGCGCCACCGATAAGTACCTCTGGGCGCGTGTGTCGGTTGACGCGCTGTATCCCGAAGAACCGCTCTCAGCGCAGACCGTTGCGGCTATCAAAGGAGCTGTCACATCTTACGCTGCGACGCTTGAGATTGGAGAGGATGTTATAGGGCAGCGGTTTGTCGGGTCAATTTATGCCGCTACAACTGGGATTATGTCAATCACCGTTGAGGTCGCTGTTACGGACGCTCCGACCGACACCCCATCCTACACGACCGGCAGCGTATCGGTTGACCGCCGGAGTATCGCGCTCGCTGATGATGTGCGCATAACCGTGCTTGGCTTATGATGGACTATGAAGGCATAGCGGTCGCAAGGCTGACTGGGCAGTTTGAGAACTCACCCCTCTTGCAGGGGGTTGTTGCCGCCATGACCGCACCACTGACCGTGCTTGAGACCGAAGCCGACTCTCTGCGATATGATAGGTGGATTGACTCCGCAATCGGCGTGCAGTTGGACGGGTGCGGTGATATTATCGGTGAGAGGCGCGATGGGCGCGACGATGACGAGTACCGCAAGGCTCTCAAGTTCCGCGTGTTCGTGAACGTGTCAAAAGGCACACCGACCGATATTATATACGGGCTGAACTATCTGACAGAGCCTGACGACTCGCAATACCTGGAGATATACCCGGCAACCGTGATGCTGTTTTCGGACGGCTTTGAGGTTGATGAGACTATCAAAGATACGATGCAGGACTTACTACCTGCTGGTGTGTCCGATGTGCCTGTCGCTGTGTCGTATGGAGCTGATCCGTTCCGCTTTGCCAGCGCTTCCGTACCTTCTGAGCTTTGGACGAATGGCGATAACTTTGAGGTGGGGGGGTCTGATTTACAAGTGACCACAACAGCAGTTTCCGTCGGTGAGTACACTTTCGGAGGTGTGGTCGGATCGGACTTGGAAGTTACCGGAGATGAGGTGTATCTTGAAGTATCTGGAGGATTCGGGCTTGCGCTTTACGCTAAAAGCAGCACAACGACACTCGGAACGAAACATTTAACTGGCGTTTACCAATGAATTTCGCTGAAACTTACCTGTCATATCCCGACGGACAGCAGAATGTGGGATCCCCTCCCGACTCTGTTCTTGCTGCCGGCTTTGTGCCGGAGACAGCAGGCTCTCGCGGGCAACCGCTCCCTGCACAGTGGCTCAACTGGCTGCTGATGAAAATCTTCCGCCACATCAACCGCGACATCGTGACAGATGCCGATGGCGAAGGTCTTTTCGCCGTACCGTCTGCCATGATCCGGCTCGAAGCCATTGACCGCGACGACACGGACAACTACTTGGTTGCGATTGGCTGGAAGGCATCTGACGCTGCGCCAGCGCTTAAAGTTGTTGCAAGCAACGGGCTTTCGCTCGGCACAGGGACGATAGAGGGAGATCAGCCTGTAACCGGCGGGACTGATGTGATGATAGTTGGATACTCAAGACAAACTGGAGAACTTTAAATATGGCTTTTACACCAACCGAAGAGGCACTACTAAAACAACTCGCAGCGCAGAACGCGCCACTGCTCAACCTCGCGTCCGCAGAGACGACTATCATATCAAAGCTCGGTGCGACGAAAGTTACG